ATGCGATCATACACTATTGCGAAATAAACAATATTGAGGTAGAATCAGTAACGAAACTTATATCAAAACCTTTGAAAGAAAGATTAAAGTGGGATGCAATTCGTCTTAACTTTATGAAAAAGACTTCGAGGGCAAAACTACCCTTATAATGAAAAAATCAGAGTTAATTCACTATAGATTACAAGCAATCATTCGTGAACATAATATGCCAGATTTACAATATCTTGGTGTAAGACCTGATAGTATTGGTATCAATCAACATTGGTACATGATAGGTGATAATGAGGTTCCATGTGACTCAATTACAGAATTAGACAGTGAAGAAGTTGAAGAGGAAAGTGACACCGTTTGAAACTTATCAAACTTATCTTTCTATGAAAAGTCATTTTACCAATGGTAAGTATGACTTCTTTAAATATGGTGGCAAATCCCGTGCCACAGTAACTGCTTTCAATCGAAGAAAAGACAAATACTGGTTTGAGAAAACTTCCCGTAAGTATTCTGATGGTCAGATTGTAGATTTTCTTCTTGCCAACTTTGTAACATCAACAAACCCAGAAAACTTATGGATTGGAGAAATTATAAATTCTGGCGAAAGAAATTACTCAGAGTGGATGAGAACACAACAGAGTTTAACTTACTTGTTCAGAGAACAATCAGAGAGATTGCTATCCGAGAACGACTTAAACGAAGTGTTCAACTGCTCCAAGGGACACCCAAAAATACTCAAGAAACACTTGGGTGGAGAACTAAACTTAGAAATCTTGGTAATCTACGAAAAGATCTTTTCTTTCGTAAAAAACCTTGACAAACAACTTGACGACCCAGTGTGGGAATCCGTAAAGATGAAGATTAATAAGTATAGTCCTTTCATAAATATTAATGTGTTTCAATATAAAAAATTATTAAAGGAGATTATTCGTAATGGCTCTTGACAATGCAACAGTGCTTGAAAATCTTAAATCTCAACTCAAAGAAGTATCGGGTCAATTAAACAATTTAAATGAAACCCGTGTTAAACTTCTAGGAGCAATTGATGTCCTCGAACAAATCGAGGAAAGTAAAGTTGAACCAGTACAACCAGAAGTTGTGGAGACTAAGAAAAAATGAGATTTTTTGAATCGGAAATAGTCCGTGAAGAATTATCTGAAATTAATAGATTACAAACTAGCATCTATGGAAAGATGTTTGGTTTTGGTTTTCTAAGTCCTACTGACCAAATGGAACATGTAGAAAAATTAGAATCTCTTTTAGAGAAACAAAAATGTATGTGGACTCGGTTATCTTTATCAGATGACCCAGAAGCAAAAGATATGAAAAATCAATTGCGTAAGTCCCTAGAAGGTATGGGTTTCCCAGAAGGAACTGATATGCCATCTATTTTTAATGCAATGGATGAAACCATTGGCAAACTCAAAAAGAGTGTTGACTAATTAATCTTTCTTTGTTATAATAAAAACAATCCCCCAATCAAATTATCCGAGGTAATCTTATGTCTTTTAAAGACTTAAAAAAACAATCTAAGCTTGGCTCTTTGACTGCAAAGTTAGTTAAAGAAGTTGAGAAAATGAATAATAACGGTGCGTCTGGTGACGAACGCACATGGAAGTTAGATGTAGATAAAAGTGGCAATGGATACGCTGTTATCCGTTTCCTACCTGCACCCGAAAATGAGGATCTACCCTTTGTAAAACTATACTCCCATGCCTTTCAAGGTCCTGGTGGTTGGTATATTGAAAACTCTCTGACATCACTTGGTCAGAAAGATCCTGTCTCTGAGTACAACACTCAACTCTGGAATAACGGAACCGATGCAGGAAAAGAAACAGCACGGAAACAAAAACGTAAACTTACTTACATGAGTAACATTTACGTTGTGAAAGATCCAGCAAATCCTGATAACGAAGGTAAAGTATTCTTATTCAAATATGGTAAAAAAATATTTGATAAACTTACTGCTGCAATGCAACCTGAGTTTGAAGATGAGGAAGCAATCGATCCGTTTGATTTCTGGCAAGGTGCTAACTTCAAGTTAAAGGCAAAAAACGTAGCAGGATACAGAAACTATGATAGTTCTGAGTTTGCTGCTGTAACTCCATTACTTGATGATGACGATGCACTCGAAGGTTTATGGAAGAAACAATACTCTCTCGCAGAGATTGTTGCTGCCGATCAGTTCAAGTCATATGAAGATCTCAAGAAGAGATTAGAATATGTTCTTGGAAGCAAAAGACCTGCTCAAGACCCAGATGTCTATGATGAAGATAATGATCGTGGTTCAGCAGAAGAGTTAGTAACTGCTGCTGTATCCGCACCTCCAACTACCTCAACGGTAGACAAAGACGAGGATGATGCATTATCATACTTTGCGAAACTCGCAGAAGAATAATAAGATAGGGGGTTAACTACCCCCTTTTTTATGGTAAGGTTATATTTAAATTTTCTGCTTGTATGGTTCGACTATCAATAAATTCTGATGACTCATCATAAGTCATAATCTCTCTCATATCATTTAAGAACTCTTGTAAATATCCCTCTCGTAAAACAAATATACTTCTCTTTTTTTCATTCAATCTTGTTTCATATTCAAAATTATTAATACCCAACACAGGATTTAATGTTGCTGTTGGTTCACCAGGTTTTGGTATTGTGAAATCACTATCAACAACTTTACCTGCTGGCAATATCAATCTACCACTTGAATCTTTAACTTTTGTTGTTTCATAAAATCTGACAGAGTTTAAACTTTCACCATACTTACTATAAGCATAATTATATAAGTCACGATTACTTAATGGCCACTCACTTCTTACATTTATAATTCCTGCAGTGGTTAACACTACCCAATCAAATTGAGCACTACCATATAATGCTTCGGCAACAGTGTCAGGTCTTGCACCTTCTGGAATCTGGAACTTATCAAATACTGTAAAATTGTTTTGTAGATCATCTCTTATTTTTGCACGACGAAATATATTCTTTACTTCAACATAATCAAGTGATGATGTTTTATCCTTTAGAAAAGATGGATATCTTAAATTAGGAAGTTCTCTAAAATATCCCATTAGTAACCTACTGCCTCTGTGCCTGGACCATTATCATAATCAACATCATAAATTGGTTGTATCTCTTTGAATGCTACATCAAGTGTCATAGAAACTGGTGTACCATCTTCATAGGTTGAATAGACTCCTTCACCAGTATAAGTCGTTTGCATATCTGTCATGAAACACTGTTTGAATCTATTTAAGAATGGATGATTTTTTCTACCACTTCGATATCTCAATTTAAATACGTTAGGTGTTTTAAGAAAGAAAGATCCAGAACCTATAGTACCACCTGTTGCTTTTGGTGCCATGTTTCTTTTAAATGCACGAATAATTAATCTAATCTGTTCTGCTTCTTTTTCATTTCGAGGTGCTAATCTAAATGCAAATCTAAAGTTTCTTAATGTTGGACCACCAAATAATAACTCCATGTGTGGATTTATTATTTCACCATTTGATCTTTGAAATAGTGCATTAGCACTAACTTGAGGTCCGAATAATGATATTGCTTCGGCAGCTAGTCGTTGATTAAAAAATTCTAATGCTACACCAGTATTACCAACTCCTCCCACTACATCTTGTGCTTTTTGTAGTGCAGCAGCTTGAAAATCACTAAAAAATTGACCTCTTTTTTGACTATCAAGCATTTCACCCATTCTTGGAGCAAACACATTCATCACCTCAGTGACAGCTGATGCTCCAACTGCCTGTAATCCATTTAGACTTGACGCATCATATTTTACATTATTAGTATCTTGTAAATTCGATGGTATGGGTAATAATATTGTTCCATCATTAATTAATGGTTTTGTAGATAAACCTTGAGTTCCTCTTCTACCAGCACGATTTGTAAAAGTATTTCCAGTTACATATCGATTATCATCACCAGGTGCGTTTATATAGTCTGAACCAATTGCTACATATCTTTCAATGTCAATTTGCAAGTAATCAGTATGTTCTGTCATTGCTTCAAGAGGATATCTTAAAACTCCACCTCTTATTTTATCATTATATTTTCTTCTATTAAGTCTATTTAAAGCTATCAGTGCTTCAAAAGCATTACGACGTTGTTCATTCGTCTTTTCATTTGGTTTTGTTTCTACAGTTTCTGGTCTTTCGTTAGATTTTACTCTATCGGCGTTATTATTTTTAAATTCTTCTTGGAGTTTACGATTCTCTTCTGGATCTTCTCTAAAATCTGCAAATGTCATTATCGACCTATTTTTAGTTATTTATACGAAATTTCGCAAACGGTAATGTATTTAGATCTCTAAGTTCGTCATTTGTTGCACGATAGAGTCCACCTACTACATCTGAAAAGGTATATTGACGAGATTGACCCCAATGAAAGTTGATTCCTTTGAACCCCCAAGAGTAAACACTTGTTACTGCGACAAGTGGATGCTCATCATATCTTATATTAGGTGTTTTAGGTCGATATACAAATACATAAATGTTTCCAGTTTCAGGAGCAGATCCTTCTGTCAATGCTCCTAAGACTTCTTGCATGATATCGTCAGCAGATTCTATACCTGCTAGTTCATTTACTAGTGGTGCGATACGACTCATTTTATTCCTAGTTCTTTTTCAGTCATCACTTTAAATTCCCATAAACGATCTTCACAGAACTCTGTTGCTGCTTTCCACTTTGCTTGATTCTTAGCGTATTCATATACTTCTCTTAAATAACTTTTTGTCTGTCTCTTCGGTTTCTTTGGTTTTGTTGTCTGTTTGAGTGGTTTAACTTCAATTAAGTATCTTTTTATCTTACCTGTATTCTCTTGAACCTTGATGTAAAAATCTGGAAAGTATCTATGAACCCTATTATCAACAGGAGAACGATATGGTAA